AGGATTCCCTGTTGCACCAATACCTAGCTCAAGGGCTCGTGCTCTGTTAGCATCTTGTAAGCCTAAAGAGCGTTGTGCATCATAGTCTGCGAGACCAAGGGAGGACAGGAGGTTACTTTCATTCACACCCCTTCCTCTTTGATACAATGCTTCATTGAGCCCTAGTGCTCTATCACCACCCTCTCTTGCAAGGGAGAGTGAGCGTGCAAGATCATAATCACCGCGTGCTATCGCAGCATTATACGCAGCTTCTACATCAGCACTCCCTTGTGCATAACTCCCTCTCGCAGCATCAACACCGATGTTATAATCCCCGTAACTTCTCCCTCTAGAGGCATCGAGACTACTCAGGATATTCCCACGCGCTGTGTTATATGTCTGCTCATTTCCAGTGAGGCTTCTATCTGTCACTTCACTTAATTGACCAAGGGAACGGTCATAATCCCATCGTATAGGGTCAAAGGCTGCTTTATATTGGTCGATGTCTAGAGCGTTGCCGTAGTAGATGTCTTGGTTAGTATTGAGAAGGTTATTGCTTGCTACGCTATTGATATCAGTGGAGAATGCTGTAGGGTTATAAATACCTTCAGGGTTTGTTGCTGCAAATTGATTCACACCACCTTGAGCGAAGAGATTGACCAATTGGTTGAGACGCTCAAGATTCTGTGCTCTGGCTATTTCATCGGGGATCGTTTGTTGTGTAGTGCTTGTACTTGTGCCGAAGATACTTCCAATAATATCACCCATCACTACTCTCCACTTCCCCTGTTTTGATAAGCACAGTACGAAGGATGGTGTAGTTGTACTTCTTCTCTACAGCTCTTGCAATCTTTGGACTTGCAACGGAGAAGATAGAGGCAACAGCACCTTCATGTTCACGGAGTTTGTCAATATACTCCATGAGTTCTGTTGCATGGCTGATAGAAGGAGAGTCATGCTGTACTTGATGGCAGTAGATAACTTTATGGTTCATCACGTTAGCAACGTCAATGAGAGCGTGTTCTGTTATTTTGTAGTTTTCGTCTACTTCAGCGAGAATGTGAAGGTTCATGTCACTGGTGTAGAGACGATTCATCCAACTGTTTACCGCAATGTCTGCTGGAAATTCAGGGCTGTATTTGACGCAGAAGTTGTAGAGCCTTTGGTACAGAGTGAAGTGGAGAATACGCCCAAGGTTATCGTTGAATATACGTATCACTGTTAAAAGCCTCTAAAGGAGTTATCACCGTTTTGATGTGATGTACCACTGTTTTGAGCTGCACTGTTCTGTGTTAAGGCTTCAAGGCGACCGAGTTCAAGCTCTGCTGTTTCTTCAAGAGCAGATTGCCAGCGACGTTTCACAAGATCAGCACTTTGTCTGCCACACATCACGTCGATGATAGAGAGAATCTTTCCCCACTCCTGTGGAGTGCAGTATTGCTCCAAGCTTTCAGCTTCAAGGACTCTGGTGTTCATTTCAAGGAGACGCATGTCACTGAGCTTCAACACCTCATCTGCCATTGCAGTCATCTCATCAATGCTGTGGCATATCTCACCAGTGACAGGGTTCCACTGACAAATATCAGTCACCATTGTTTCACCTTGAGCTGTGCTCTTAGTGATTGCAAAACGTGCAGGCATTATATCCCCCTAGTCAAGTTGATAAATTCCACCCTCACCAAGCTTCCCTAGAAAGCCAGAGAAGTCAAAGTTGGTATCATTTGATACCTGTCGTGCAACGTTGATAGTCCCTTGTGAAGTACGCATTGGGCGAACGACATAGGTACGCATTCTGTTATCCAACATACGTTCATCGCCTCGCCTCGCGAGAAGGTCTTGATGAAGGAGATGTTGAGCAAGGTGGAGAGGGACAGTGACAACACCTGGACCATATTGAACAATACCATTGTTGACTACGTGTTTTGTCCCATCTCTTTCAGTGATGGTTTCACCACCATTCCCGATAGTATGTGCAGCGTAGAGGGTTATCTTCAGTGTACGTTTATCTTCAGCGATGACTGCACCTTGTTGCTCTGGTTCAATATCAAGGAAAGAGGCAAGGCTTTCCTTCTGTGGAGAAGGAGCAATAGCCTTGACCTCTACCTCTAAACCGTGTTGCTCAAAGACTGCGTATGCTTCTTCGAGGGTTATTTTTTTCTTGGGCATCACTCCGCCTTTACAGTACACTCTTCAATGATAAAACCATCATAAGGATGGTTCTCAACATATTTACTAGCAAGCTGTAAGCTAACAAACACACCCGCTATGATACCTTTATCCTTTTGTTTTACCACAACCCATACTTTCATTTCTCACCTACTATGCAGGAATAGCCGCTGCAAACGCAGAGCTTGTTTCAAAACGCTCAATGAAGTTGTTGTCGAGGATGAAGCTTTTCCTCATGTACTTTGCACCTACTTTACGGCGCTGTGATAAGGGATCACTATCACTTGCACCTTTAGGTGTCGTGAAGGTTTGAAGGGACATACCATTCAGTGTGCATGTACCAAATGCACCTTTGCCAAGCACAAAGCCTGGGTACACGTTGATAGCAAGTGCTGGACTTTCAGGTGCAACTGCTTCAGTTCCAGCAGGAGCAGTGGTGATAGTATACACACTATTTGCCGCTTGCCTACTTGCAACGAGGTAGGCTACTGTCCCACCCGCTTGAGTGAGGTAGACATCATAGCTGTAGTTAGCACTTGTGGGCATGGTAACAGCAATGCTGCCTGGTGTAGTCACAGCAATGTTGCCTGTTTGCACGCTTAAACGTCGCTCATAGTCTGTAGTCACTTCACGGCCTACAACCTTGAGTTGATAGTTAGCCGTAGCGAGTGTACCACTTGTACCGACAGTGTACTGTGCTTTTGTTGCGGTAGCGGCTGCTGTGGTAGCTGCGGCTACACCAACGTAGACAGGGAGGAAGTTTCCCATTACCCACTCAACACCCATCCACATACCTACCCTACCATACATCAAGCGTTCTTGCTGTGCAAAGTTCGATGCTTGTTGGAAGGTTTGGTCACTACCGAGCACAGCAGCTTTGTGTGGTGGTTGCATGAAGCCCATGTAATACCCACCATTATCCATGTACTTATGTGCACCGCGCATTTCAAGCTTTGTGTTCACAGCAATAGCGAGAGCAGTGTTAAAGACATCAGTTGCAGCAAGACCACTACGGGTAGTGACTACACCTGGGAAGGTGACATTTGTTGCTCCCATGAGCACTTCAGCATCTTCACGTTCAGAGGTTTCTTTCATCGCCATCGCTACACGTTCAATAGCAAGGGAAACCATAGGGTGTTGAACAGTGAGTTCAAGCACATCAGTGAGGGCTACAACCAAACCCCACTGTTCAACGGTAACATTGACATTTTCAAGCACAAGGCTATCAGTCGAGGGAGTAACACCTTCAATGAGTGGAGTGTTAGGCAGTGCAACCCGTGCTACACGCACCACTCTAAGTGTTTTACTATTCCCATTCTCTAAAGCAAAAGCCTCAGAGCATTTGTCTATGACAAGCATGCGGTTGAGTAACTCAATCATCTTCCTGGCAATGAACACGTTCGGTGCATCATTAGCCATTGCAGCGAAGGTGGTATAGGCATCGGCCATTTGTGGTACTCCTTAGAGGTAGTAAAGAGCATTCTTGCTTTCAGCAGAAATGCTCTCCCATTTTTTATTATTAGTAAACACTTAAAAGGTCACTCCACTCAAAGCTTTCTCTAAGTCTTCAAGTGGCATAGTCCACAGGTTCTCTTTATTCCACACGGGGTCATTCCGTGCACGCTCAAGGGCATTTTGACCCATATCAGTTCCACTTTCAACACCTTTGACTTGTGTTTTCCTCCGCTCTGTTTCCTTTTCAGTAAACTTCACAGGATCAGCTTCGTACTCTTTGCCTAGAAGATACCGTTTAATGTCAGCTCTAGGGATAGCTCTCCCTGCTTCTTTCAGTTCATTAAACATCTTCTCTACTTCACCCTGCATGGTAAGATTCTCAGGGTTGCTGTAGAAGGTTGCACTATCTTTAGCGTCAGCAGCGGTGAGCTGTGCAGCATTCACTCTTGGAGCGATGAAAGGCTCAAGCATCTCCTTGAGTTGGAGCTGTGCTTGTTGTTCTTGTGTCAGTGTAGATTGTGGCTGCACAGCAGGTTGCTGGTACTGCTTAAACGCTTCTTGAGCGTAGGTATCTACTTGTCCTTTGATAAACTCTTGGACTTTTGCGAGGTCAATATCTTCTTCAGCCATTAACTTACCCTTTTAATTTGAACAGTAAGGACACCCTCAAGTGAAGCAGGTGTACCAGCAATAACACGTGCTACGAGCATACCAGGGAAGATGAGAGTTGGAGAAGCAATGAGTGTTCCATTACGTTGTGCGGGTGCGGTTTCTTCAATGTCAATCACAGCGGTGAGTTGTGTTGTACCTGAACCTGGTGCTACAGCAGCACTGCATACAAGTACATCAACAGTCCCACCAGTACCAGCAGTGACACTGATATCAGCACCGACAGCAGCTACCTGCCAGACACCTTCAAGGCAGCGCCACATATAGGCAGCGAGAGGGGTAGCAAAGAGGCGATCAAACAGAAACTCACTGGCTTGAAAGACACGGTTAGTCCCGTCTTTGAAACCACCTTCATCAACAGTAAGGAGCGTTGCTCCTGTGTTTTTATCGACTACTTTAATGTTGGTATACACTGCCATAGTTATCTCCTTACAAAGCCATTACTGGCGTTCGGTAGAGTAGGGTTGAGAGCAGGGATAGATGTGTTTCCTCCTTGTGGGCTTTGTGCTCCTTGAG